GTAGTTAGACTCTCTACCATGTCACCAATGTTAAAAATATTCTTCCTAAAGTAATTCTCACGCAACCCTCTCGGATCTAACTTGGGAGCAACCATCCATAAATCAACTTCCTCATCATGCTTCGATACTGTGCCATGTTTCTTAAGAGCCTTATCAACAGCTGGATCCAAGTGTTGAGGAAGACGTTTCTTTTCTGCTGCTTTTCTACCCTTTTCATCTTCTTTATATCTAGCAGCTGATTTCTCTGCATCTGATTTCTTTTTAGTTATTGATCCTTTCTTAACTTTCATTCCCGTTCTAACTGCATCAAATAATGCTTGAGTGTCTGCATCTTTGGTTCCTTTAGGTAATCCTCTCTTAAATGCATCAAAATCATCATCAGCAACTGCTTTTCTCATCTTAGAAGCAGACATTCCCTCTACTCCTTCTGCATCTGCGTCTCTTACACCAGCAGAAATGACCCTAATAGTATCAAAATCATAGAGATCTCCGTTATATTTGGTTGCTAAATTCTCAAATTCTGCTTGTCTGTCTGCTCCGACAATGATATTTACATTCCTAAACCCATCTTCATTAGCAGTTGTAAGAACATCAAAGATAGTCTTCATCTCACTATCATTAATAATATTCTCCTTATAATCAGGGAACAACTTCTTCATATAGGATACTTTCATGTCAGGATCAAGAGGATTCTTCTTCTCATCCTGTGATCTTGATGGATAAATCTTCATTTCTCCACCTGCAGCTGCCTTTTTAGCAGCATCTAACAGTTTTCCATGACCAATTGTAGGTGGATTGAACCTACCAAATGTTATTGTTATAGGATTATCACCCTTTTCTTCACCACCTTCCTCTTCTTTCTTCTGTAATGGAGCACCTGCAAGGTCATCATCTGCTCTTTTCTTCGCCATTATTGCTACTGGCGACTGTGCTTTCTTCTGAGCAGTAGGTTGTGCAGCAGCAGGTTTTCTTGCTGCTGGTTGATCATCTTGTCCAGGCCCTCTGGTACCAAAAAACCTTAACTTACCTTTTTCTGTCTTCGCAACATACTTTCCAGTACGATCCAACCAGCCACCATGACCATCGCTCTTCAGACCCTTTCTTCTGGCCTGATCAGCAACCTTGGATTCCTCTGCTTCAGATAGAAATCGTGAAAAGAACTTCATATTGACATACGGTTATACTATATTTAGCGTATTAATATATCTTACCAAATGGACCATAACCTGTATTATAAAATCCACCCTTCCTTCCTTGCTTTGCAGCAAGATAAATCAAATCAGTACAAAAATTATCTACAGAATTTGGTCCCGTTTTAGGAAGAGAAAGAACGGCACGTAAAAAACCAATCTGTTGAAGTTTACTATTAGCGGTCCATGCTTCACCCTTTTTACCCATAACTTCTTTAATATTAACTACTGCTACTTTTTTTGATACTGTTATTCTTTCAAGTTTATCAGTTGCACCACCCATATCAAAAGGAATACCCAACTGACTACATTTTGCAGATATAGCATCAATCTTTCTCTCTGTTGCATTCATTTTTGCTCTAGTAAATGTAGTTTTACTTGATGGATAGCTTTGATGAACATTAGGAAATTTAGATAGAATTCCATATGCTTTCATAATATCAAAAACAAATGCCCTTGTTGCCTTACCCATACGAGCACTACCTTTACCAATTTCAGTTGGTTCAAATTTTAAATTATCCATCTTATCAGTAGATGTATTTTTTATCTGAACTTTATATTCAACACCATGCTCACTATCTTCTATAAACAACCAACTATCTTGAGTCTCTACTGTTGGAAATCCAGTAACACCTAAACCTTTTCTTATTGATCTTTCTTGTTTCTTTGTATCTACTATCATTTCTCCGAAAGTAGGAGACTTTTTATTTGTATCTTTCTTTATATTAATACGTTTGGTTCCAAGGTAACATTTTACCCCAGTCAATTTCATTGTAGTAGATTCTATCTTTTTAAAATATTCATCCGTAACATTAATTTCTTTAAAGTCTGCTGCATAATTTCCAATCTTCTTTAAAGAAATTCCTATAATCTGTCTATCCCGAAATAATCTTCTAAAGATAGAATTGAATTGTTTTAATTGAGCTATAATAGAACCTTTTGTTTTTACTCCTTTTGTTTTTGTTGCCTTTATTATTTCATCTTTATGTTTTTTCTCATCCTGTATTAACCATATATCAGCAGGGTTCCAGTTATCCTTATTACCTATTTCAAATTCCTCTCCAATATATTCTTCTACCCAATCCATAAATGTTTGACCTGACTTTTTACTACCAGGTAATCTATATGGTTTTCCATCCTGACCGCCATCACGGGTAAACTCAGTAAATTTAGGTGAACCTATTTTTCCTAATAAAGCTTCTTGTTGTTTATAAAAACTTTCCAACCATTCATTATCTACCTTATCATCCCACTTAACATGACCAACTTGATCCCATACCTTTACTAATTCATTAAATGTATCAGAATCACTTTTAATATCTTCCGCACTATCCCAAGTAGCATTATCCTGAATAGCTCTCTTAAATACCCATGCAGAACCTATTTCCTGCATTCTCGTTATAGTAGAGTCAGGAAGATCTTTACTAGTCCTTGCCATAGCTAACTCTTAAAGTATTGGTCTATAACTTCAACTTGATCATGATAACGAGCAATCTTATCCAACTCTACTTGAATTGCTTCAGTAATATCTGAATGCTCTCCAATACCAGCAGGATGCTCTAGGTAAACATTAACGTTTGCCCTATGCTTTGCAATCTCACCTTGTGCATGTGCCTTAACAGCAGCAATTAATTGTTCTCTCATGTGTAGCATTTGTCACTCCTAATAGTATAGCATACAAAAGTTATTTATTCGCTTTATCTAAAGTTTTTTTAACTTCTTCCCTCTTTCTTTCCTTTGACATTCTTTTCTTTTCCCTATCTTGCATTCTTTCTTCATTGTCTTCTTGCTTTTCTTCACGGGATGCTGCTATCTCTGCTGAGATATCTTCACGTTCTTGTCTCTTTGCTTCTGCTTCTGCTCTAGCAGCCTTTCTCTCTGCATCTTGTTGTTTCTTACGTTCTCTAGCAGCAGAGGCCGCTGCCTGTGCATTTGCTGACAATTCATCTCTTCTTGCATTTGTTGCAGATGCAGATGCAGCAGACTTTTCTTTAAACTTAGAAACAGCATCAGCAGACCTTTGTTTCAAGGCTTGCCGACGCTGCTCTATGTCTTCAAGTAATTTATGAAGAGTTTTCATTTACTTCTTCTTCGCTGCCTTTGCTTTAATCTTAGCATTCATCTTCATAATATCATCAATACTCATATTACCAATACCAGTAAATCCATCTTTAGAAGGATCTGGTTGCTTGGAATGATGCCTATCTTTCTTACTCTGTTCAGGATCTCTTTGATATCCTTCTATCATCTTTATGAGTTCTTCATCAGAAAACAAACCAGATTCAATTAACTTTAAAAACTCAGGAGTAACTTCAAATTCCTCTTTAGCTAACTTATCTATAGCACGATCAATACCTTTCTTACGAGTTGCTTGTTTCTTCTCTTCTTTCTCATCCTCTTTATCTGGCTCATACATACGCTTCTCACTTTCACCATGATCAAATGACCTATTGGCAAGATCAGTTGTTGCTTTCTTTGCATAAGAAGCAAGAGTTGTCTTCTTAAGTTCATTAAGGTAATGATCCATTGCATCTATTTTAACTTCCTCATCTGCAGATGCTCCACCCTTGAAACCCTTTTTAGCGGATTTCGCTACACCTATTACTGTTCCTGCAACACGCCCTGCTGCTCCAGCAGTCTTTTTAGCAACTTTACTTGCAACTTTAACACCGCCTACTGCAGCTTTACCTGCGACTTTAGCAACATCAGCACCAGCACTTAAACCTTTATCAATAGCAGAACCAATAGACTCATCAACTTCTACTTCTTCCCTCATTTTACTACCTTTAGGTGCAGCACCTTTCTTTGGTTGACGAACTTTAGCTACAAGTTTTTCAGGAGTTGTTACTTTACCATATCCTTCATCAACTTCTACTTCTAATTCTTCTTTTTTAAGATGATCAGCAGCTCTGTAAAGAGGTTTACCAGTTGTCTTACTCTTAACACCTGCCTTATAACCTTGCCATGCCTTAGTGTTTCCTTTTTTATCAGCACGAGTTACAACATAACCCTTATCTTGATCTTCAGAGACCTCTTGCTCATGCATCTTAAGATAGATGGCGTTAAGATCGTTAAGTTCTTTCATTAAGCCCATGAGAGGTTATCCTTAATACTTTATTCTACAATATATTTATAGATCTCCTTGCTTTCGGTTTTCAGATTTATGAACATCAAACTCTCCACCAGGATATCTTGCCTTTAATTTATCTACATTCATCTCAATAACTTCATCAAATGTTGTATCAAGTGCCATACATGCTTGTGCAAGATACCAACAAATGTCACCTAGTTCTCTCTTCATATGGAAGATATTCTCTTCATTATATGGTTTACCTTGAAGTATAATTTTCTTTACTACTTCAGTAAACTCACCTGCTTCAGCAGTAAGACCGAGTGCAGCAGTTAAAAGTCTTGGAACATCTGCATCATTTTCTACATCCAATGATGTTATACGAGAAAGTAATTCTGGTAAATCACTACTTGGTTTACTTGTAACTCCAGCAACGAAGTCAAGATATTTTTCAGTATCAACTGTCATTAGAATTTAAAATCAGTAAATGCTTTCTTTTCCTTCTTCTCATTATATCCTTCTTCTTGCCCACTGTCAACAATATCTTCTTGAGCACTCTGTTCACAATCATACAATCTCATCTTCGCACGATCAATACCAACAACAAATCTCTTATTCATTGTAGGATCATTATATCTATTCTTTAATTGCTTCACCATTATCTGATTTAAAGTTTCCAACTCTTCTGTAGAAATAAGGGCAAACATAAGGTCAGCAGTAGCAGGGAGTCCAAAAGACTCAGAGGTGTCAGTAAGGTCCACATCGCTACTAGCAAAGCCGCTACGAGTAGTTTGAGTGGCAGATACAATCGGAAGGTTCGCCTCAACTGCGAGACCCCGTAATTCTTCTGCGATTGCTTTGATGTATGAGTAGGAGTTGACATTAGCATTTCCTCTATACCTACTAGAGGCACATATATTAAGATAGTCTATGAATATTATATCAGGTCTGAACGACTTTTTCAAGGCAAGTTCATTTAGTAATGATTTAAAATGACCAGAGTGTGCTGATGCAGTTGGATATTCTTTAATGATTAAAGTTCCCTGTGTCTTCTCAGAAAGTTTTGTTACCTTACTTTCAAACATAGGTTTTGGTAAATCTGTTATATCTTGAATATTGATATTAAGTAAATTAGCATCGATCCTCTCCGCAATCTTTTCCTCTGCCATTTCGAGAGTGATGTAGAGGACGTTCTTTCCTTGGAGTAAAGCACTGCTAGCCACATGACACATGAATAAAGACTTTCCAACCCCTGTGCCAGCAAGAGCAATGTTGAGAGTCTTATTCGGTATACCCCCTTTTGTAATCTTGTCAAAGTATTCGAGATCGAACGGGATCTTGTCTTCCTTCCTGTGATACGATTCGAACCTTTCTTCATAGTCTTGTAAGTAGTCATGACCTATATGATTATCGAAAGAAACAGCCAAAGCATCAGACAAAATACTAGGAATAGCATCCCTTCCTTTCTTGTCATCTTTTCCATCTGCTAATTGTATAGACTCCATCAAGGCTAGATATATGGCACGGTCTCTACACCACTTCTCAGTAGTAGAAACTAACCATTCAAACTCTGATGGTTCATCTTCTAAAGATCCTATTAATTCTGTAATATCTTTAAAAGAACTATCATTAATATCTTGACGTTTCTCTGTTTCTATACAGAGGATCTCTTTAGTTGCTGGTTTATTATATTCCTCTACAAAACTAAGAA